ATCGTCCTTATAAATCTCTACGTTCCATTTTGCATTCTTGGAGATATACCCGTAGAAGTCGATATATCTAATTCTCTTTCTTCTTCCTGGAAGTCCAAAGTCTGTTCGTTTTCCACTAATACGTGAAAGGATTGGTGCTCCATTATCATTTCTTCCAGCAAACAATTCCCACACCTTATCTGAGCCTGCATCTCCATATAGGTAGTGAAGTTCTCCCTCACTGTCCTCATAAGTAGTCCAATCAAGTGCATTTATACCTTTAAAGTAACTCCATACAGATTTTCTAAAGTCTAGGTGTCTTATAAGGGTTAGACGCCCTAAACTTGTGGATAAGTTCCACATCGCATGGTTTTCCTTCTGTGTATAAAGCCCATTAATAGTTGTGTGGTCATCTGTAAGATCATACAGAGTTTTAACTGGATCACTTTCAGGCTGTCCAAACAATTGATTGTCTCCAATATTCTGTTTCGAAATATCGAAAATTCCTTGACGTGATGCCAAGAAAAGTGAGTTCTTCTGTGTTTGTAGGATTGACCGGTTGCTTTCAGTACCACCACCCCAATCAAGTGTTTCTCGTGAAAAGTCTGATAGAGCCACTGTATAAGTACGTGTAGTCTTTGTTACAACAAGTACTTGTCCAAGTGCCTTGATACCTGTGATCTCTTCACTGTTTCCAATATCAATGTTTGCAACGTTAGATGCATTACCTTCCCATGGATTAGCAGGCGCACCACTAGATAGAAGAACCTGATCTTGTGCTGAAGCATGTCCTGCAAATGAAACGAAATCATTTCCTACCTCAAGATACTTAGGTCGTACAATCGGCGGGGGGCCAGCCTGCTGTGCTCTCTGTGTAAACGTTACGTTATCTGTAGAAGATCTCATGTCATCTACACCGTTTGCTAGAACAAGGATATCTCTGTAAACGATAGAGTCCCAAGGACCTGTATCTGTAACAGACTGCCTGTTGGTGTAAGTACCCTCATTAAAAGGTGTCCCTTCTGTATAACTGTAAATATCTGTATCAGTTCCAACAGTTAGGAATCGTTCTCCTGCCGCAGTCTTCCAGAAACGCAAACTATGAATCGGTTCTCCCGACCCTACATCTGCTCCAAACTGAGTGATTCCCTTTCTGTTCTCCCAAAGCCCATCCTTTCGACGCACCATGTTAAGTGCATCAGATAGATGATCATCAGGGATCTCAGTAGGGTAGCCCGTGTTCAGTGTCTCAAAGTTGTTAAATACTAAACGATTAAGCGCCATAAATATTATCTCCTAACCACGTGGGTTGTAGTAAGCTCCTCGTCCTCTTCGTTGCATTCCAACGCGTGAACTATACTGATCGGCTGTCTGAGTATTCACAGTTACGTCATCAACCGCTTCTCTATAGTAGACCAAGAATGCAGTAGCCATATCCTCATATCCTTTAATGCGTCGCATTGTGAGAAAAGCTGCATATTGAACAATTGCTTCATCGTACATGTCATCTAGTGGGGATTCATCTGTATCACCTGTAGGTTCAGTAAGTTTCTTGTAATAAGGAACTGTTACTGTAAATCCACTATCTGGTACTGGACTAAAACCAATTGCCCATCTAGCATCATCTTTTCGAACATAGTAACGAATTGGTCGCCCACTATCTGTTGCGGGATCAGTGACACCTGTAAGTGCAACATAATCAACAGGATAAAGTGGTGTGCTACCTCCAATCTTTACTGCTTGAGGACTTGCTACTCGAATAAAGTTACTTGGCAGTGTAGATTCCTGTGTACCAGAGACTGTTGTTATCGTTGCAATTTCAACGTTTTGAGGAAGCGAATAGTTCGCATCCTGCTGAATCTTCCGAATAGACCTGTTAATATTTCTATTCAAAAGAGCCACCGAGTTGATTCGGTTGTTTGGGTCTATTTTCATCTCAGACAATAGCTGAGACCTTAGATCTGAAAGTTGGGTGGCCATATAAAATTATTTCTTTGGTTTTTTGCTCTCTTTAACAATATCAAAATCTTTTACTAATTTTTCTAAAACTTGCACCTCAGTCTTTTCTAACTTTCCGTCCTTTGTTTTATAAGCAATGGACATAATTGCTATTTATATTTTACCATTTTTTTAGGGTATTAGACATCTTCTTGATACTGATATCTATTGTCAAACCTGTAAGAGTACATAGGAAAATAAATAAGTAATATGTCAATACCAACCTTCTGAGGTTTCATAAGTTAATATTAGGGACTCACCGTCTGCTAGTGTGAGATTAGCGTTCACCCCTATCAAAAGCTCGGCCCCATTAGGTGCTAGAGTTAAATTATTAGTCGAAGTACCACAGTTAATTATTTTATAAGTCTGTCCGTCTACACCTACTGGCAGAGTTACCGTAAACGCTCCTCCGTCAGTATCGCAAAACACTGCATAATCCGACCCTAGAACCACATAAGTGTTTGTAACTCTTGTTGTAGTCAACCTCATACCTCCAGTTAATACAGTTGTACCGTTAATAAGCAACTCATTAAATGGATTTATTACTACGTCTCCGCTTGTCGTGTTCGCAAGAACTACGTCGGCTGAATCGAAAGTGATACCAGTGTCTTCAGTTGAAAGCGGCATGTATCTCTGTACTAGGGTATCTGATACTGAAACAGCTCTACTGTTACTAATATAGTCAGTCTCGAAATCAAATGCGTATAAAGCTGTAGCCGTAGCTGTAGCTGAATTGACGAAATGAGCTCCCCTATATGTGCCAAATGATCCAATTCCTAGATTATCATGCTTGAATCTCGCACCTGTTCCTGTCGTCATGTTACCCGCAGTGCCGAATACTCCTATTATATGATTAAACTCGGCTCCAAGTCCTTCAGTGATTGTTCCTGAACCAATACTTGTACTGTTGAAATATAGCCCCGCTACACCAGCTACCGTACCAGTCCCCATGAATACAGCCTCAAAAATACCACCTGTTAATGAGTCACCAGCATGTGTCAGGTCGTCGTTATCATAATAAACAATCGACGAAACAAGTCCCCTATGTGATTGAGCGTTGTTTGCTGTAGTTGTTACTGTAGTTTGGAAATCAAATGCGTTCGTTGCAGTAGCAACGTCAGTTAATGTAGCGTTAGCGTCAATCTTTCCCACTACAAAATCTCCATCATTATCAATACTAGCTACAACAGTATCATCATCTTGTCGCCATTCAGTTAGCTTTTCAGTTTGAGTAGAGTGACCCTGAATCATCAAAACAGTTTCATCTATTACTGTCTCTATATGCAATATAGCACTGGTCGGTTCAGTCGTAGCACCAATCTTTACATTACCACTAGACTCCACGTTTATTCTCTGTGTAGCATTAGTAAGAATCGAAAAGTCATGATCTGAATTCGTTCCAAATGTTGCAAAAGCTGCCTGAGCTTGGAAAAGTAACTGTGCTCCTCCATCAAACTCAAGACCAAATGTTGTATTACTACCACTATCAGACCAAACATCTAATTCCCATGAATTTCTTGGGTTAATACCTATACCGACACCACTATTAGTTGTATCTACAATAAAGACATCGCCGGAATCACCATCCTTTCTAACCAAAAAAGCCTCGGTATCTGTATAATCAATAATTAGATTCTCATTCAAAAGAATCCCATCATTAGCAAGTTCTATTTGTGGTGCTAAGCGCCAACTATTGGTTCTAAAAATACTCATACCTTTCTAGGTTTCTTTTTTAGAGCTTTATGAGCTATTTTTCGCTTCTCATAATCATCTTTAACCTGAAGATTACTTTTTACACGTCCATCAAACCAACACTTCAAATCCTTCTCTGAACCACGTGCGTAGACTGTTACTTCTTTAGTCGCCCCGTCCACTTCGTGCCGTAAGCTCATCCGTGGAGCATCCGCCTCAACGAAGACTATCCTTATGTCGTTATTCGCTATTTTATCTTTTATAATCATAATCCGTATTCAGCCCCATACAATGTAAATGTAAGGGCATTATTAGTATCTGTCCTTACAGCAAAATTTCCTGTCGAATCACTCATTGCAGCATTTATAGGAATAACATCGGTGGCGTTAGCACTAAGACTTACATCATAAAAAAGAGCTGTTGACGTATCATATGTTGCTCCGTCATCATCATGAAATACCCTATATGCTACTGCACCGGCTGTTGTATTTGTAACAACCAACGTCTTAACATCCGAGTTAATTCCAGATGCAGGACTATAGATACTTGCAGCCGTTGTATTGGCGGGTTGTAGCTGACCTAATTGTTTAATTGTGAATCCTGTAGACATAATTATCGATTAAAATAAGCTATTTTTTGGGTCAAAATTACACTAGTATCGAAACCTTTTTGAACCAATTCTAGGTCTCCTTGTGCAATCAAAGATGTTGAATCCGCACCAGATGATCCTGCGGTAGCCTTAATTGTATTATTAACATTCGTCAATACAAATGTGTGTGTACTGTCATCTGTATAATCAGTTATTCCAATTGTACTAGATCCTTGGTTAAACACGTAATCAAAATCATTTAATGTGAACGTGCTACCACCAATTAAAGAAGTTGTATTTAAACCTTTACCGAATATCATAAATGAACTTTCACCTACGGGTACAGCATGATTACCGTCTGCAATTATATCTCCACCCCCAATAAAAATATCTGAGCCTGAGATAAAAAATGTAGCTGGGAATGCTGTTGATAAATGTGTAATATTTAAGTCATATCCGATAGAGACTACTCCTCTGGAAAATGATTGAATATTCATGAATCTAGCAACATTTGTTGCAATAATATCATCACTAACAGTAGCCGTTGAATGGGTCGCTGCAACTACAAACCAACCAACACCAAAGGTTGTTTCTCCATCAAATGTTGTGTTGTAAACACCATTATCAAAAAACTCAACGGTACTTGCTTCTGAGATATCTGCACCTCTACCAGCTTCAGTAAAAGCACACCCACCAATATCAGCATTTGTTCCTGATTGCTCAACACCCACAAAATATCTATGAAAGGTTATCCCCTCTATTACCAAAAGTGCTGCATTGTTTTCATGAGTAAATGCAGTATTTGTTTCAACTAAATCTAAACGACCATCTACTACTACGTTTGCTGGTGTTGTTCTGTCACCTAAAACAAGAATTTCACCAACAGCATATATAGGAACAATAACGTTAGGTCTAGTATAGGTTCCAGCCGCTACATTAATGATAGTTTGGTCATTACTGGCCTGAAATCCAGCCTCATCCATCGCTTTTTGAATAGTAAGGAATGGTGTTAATGCTGTTCGTCCATCATTACTATCAGATCCTGTAGAACCATTCACGTAAAAATCACGTGTTGTCTGCAATACTGTGTAGACATTAGCTCCATTCTCTGTAAGAACTCCATTAACCTCTACATCTCCTGTAAATGGTTGGTTGGTACAGTCTAATCTTGCATAAATAGCATCATAGGCAGATCCATCCAGTTCAATATTTGCTGTATATCCATCTGCCGTTACAACAAAATCAGGACCATCGAAATTCAACGTCCTGATCTTTCCTGAGACGATTGTCCCCCCGTCACGAACCTCAATACTCCTGTCTCCTGCCCAAACGACACCATTATTGAAGTCTGCAAGTGTGATCCAATCACCCCATTTCTCTTCATCAAGTTGAAATCGCAGTCTTGCACCATCCCACTCGTGTTTTGGCATTGGTCCCATTTCTCCATTTTCTCCGTTCTCTCCGTTGATTCCATGCTCTCCAGCCTTACCTTCCTTTCCATCTACCCCAGGGGTTCCTGTGGCTCCCTGGGGGCCTTGAGGACCAGTAATACTGTCTCCTTGCGGTCCTTGTTCACCTTGAGGGCCAGCAGTTCCTTGTTCACCTTTTATTCCTTGAGGCCCTTGATCTCCTTTAGTACCTTTTGGTCCATGAAGATCACCCTCCTGTTTTAACTTGAGCAGTGATTCTGTTGTATCAGATAGATCACCGATAGCACCAAGAATCTTACGAGAACGTGATTCATTTTGGATTACATAATCCGTGAACTCTTGTTTCAACTTTCTTTGTGAAAATTCATCGGCCATATGGACTATTTAGCTTTCTTTTTCTTAGTGACCTTTCTAACCTTAGCTTCTACTT